TTGCATCCTACGGGACGTTTTCCACTGGCATTAACATTAAGAACTTGCATAATGTAATTTTTGCATCTCCTTCTAAATCTAGAATAAGAAACCTCCAATCAATTGGAAGGGTATTGAGAAAGGGAAGTAATAAAACAAAAGCGACCTTATATGATATTGCAGATGATATCTGTTACAAGTCAAGAAGAAATTACACATTGAACCATCTCATTGAGAGAATTAAGATTTACAATGAAGAAAATTTTAATTATGATATAGTCAAAATACCTCTTAAAAAACAATGAAAGATTTTTACGCAACAATTAAACTAATCACTGGCGAAGAAATCTTTGCTCTAGTATCTGTAGATAATGAGGAAGATGAACCAGTAATCATTATGCAAAATCCAGTGGTGATGAAAGTATTGTCTACTGGTAGAGGTCAAATGATGAAAATAAGACCTTGGTTAGAAGTGCCTGGTGATGATGTTTATATCATGAAGTATGATAGAATTATTACTATGAGTGAAGTAAAGGATAAAATGATTACTTCAATGTATCAAGCATACTGTGAAGAGGGTAACTTTGATTTCGGTACTTTTGTTGATGAAAACATGAAAACAGACAAAAGAAATCACGAAGTAACTAAAAAAATGGGATATATCTCTACTGTGGAGGATGCTCGTAAGAAGTTAGAAGATCTCTTTAAAGATACATAAGATACTTCTATCCCTCCAAACCTTACAAAGGTTATTGTACATGATTTGCACACACTTGTCAAGTATGTTATAATATAGTCATACAAAGAGATCAAATGTAATGGTAAGAAAGAAGTCAGAACACTACGTTAATAACCGAGAACTCTTGGAAGCACTCATTGTTTACAGAGCAAAGGTTGCTAATGCGAAAGAGAATGACTTACCCAAACCACGTATTACAAACTATCTTGGAGAGTGTTTCTTGAAAATAGCAACACACTTATCATATAAACCAAACTTTGTTAATTATATGTTCCGTGAGGATATGATATCTGATGGAATTGAAAACTGTGTTCAGTATATTCATAACTTTGATCCTGAGAAGTCTAAGAATCCATTTGCTTACTTTACACAAATTATACATTATGCGTTTCTTAGACGTATTCAGAAGGAAAAGAAACAATTAGAAATTAAAACAAAGATAATTGAGAAGACTGGATTTGATGAAGTTATGGCGGTTGATGATAATTCATTAG